GTCGTCGTTCCCCCCTAGGCTATTATTAACCTAAGGGGTGACGCGCCAGTAGACAGGAACTGTCTACCCACGCGCCCCGCAATTTAACGATATGCGGGATCGTGAATGTACCGGAATCTTCATGTTGTTTGAAACCAAAGGGATCGTCCTCCCTCTGATTCAAACTCCATAAATGATTCCAACCGAGTTCGTCTGCACAGTTAACAGTGCAGGTGGAGATTACGGGCAGTTTCACCTCAAACCTCTGCAAACGCTTATTATAGCGATGCGGAAAGTTCGCGGCGGCATTACCCGTAACTTCACTATCCGTTAATGTACGTCCTTGAAAAGCGAGAGGATAGTCACATCCCCTCTGCCCCAAGGGCAACGGATATTTTCGGTTTTCCTGTATCATGTCCTCGATGTACGTACTAGTCGAGGCCATGTACCGCGGCGCTGCGCTGAAGGAATTCGCGTAGGCCACGTATGACAGGAGGGCATTTGGCGACCATCTCCGTGTACGCGGAATAAGTGTATGCAGTCGTATAGGTGTGACATCATGCCCTTTGAAGGCATCACACCCGCAAGATTCTCGAAAGAATCTGCCGACGCAGCACTTGTCATCGTTGAACTTTAAAAACAGTTCTTCGAAGACACTCCGTACGGAGCCATAATGATCCCTATGGATTATTATGTCGTCGCCGTAAACAAACACTTCGGGGAGATTATCAAAGTCTCTCCTTCTGTGGATGTTTACGAGCGAGCCAACGCTGAGGGCCCAAAAGATAAGGGCCTCTACTGGGAAGCATAAAGCTGAACCCATCGAGGCGAATTTCTTTAGGCTAACAACGTCCCCAAATGGCGTCTTAGCTTCTCCCGACCTACACGCACAAAGACATGCGTATAGGTGATCCGGGAAAAGTTTCTTGACTAACCACAGGGAGACACGATCCGACGCATCCTTAAGATCCAGAGTGATAAATTCTGAATAGTCGCCCCTTCGGGCAGATGCGTCTAAAGCAAGATCACGATTCACGTCTTGGTCTGTAAAATTCACATAACCAGCCGTGATGCTACGCGAGTTCTCAATTAACTTGATAATTTCGCGTGCTAAACCTTGTTGGATCCACTGTAGTTCAAGTGGCTCCATCGAGATTAACCGTGGTCCTCGACTGTCTTTTGGCACGAGAACGATTTTTGAAGTCGCCTCAGGGATATCTCCCATTGCCATAAGACTGTCTAGCTCGTCGCAAAGGTGCCCCATGTTGAAATAGAAATATTCGGAATAGTTGAATATTCTATCTAGCTTGGGATAGAAACGTTGGAAGCGAAATTTCTCCCATGGTTTCTCACCGGTGGCGACGGCACCAGGTCCGTGTCTTGGAACGATCCTTTCGGGGTTCAAACCCCGTAAAGTAAAGGCGACAAGAGCGTTGGCATTCTCAATTGCCATCCGCGTCCTGTAGGAGAGATCAACTTGCTCTCCACATTCAGGCAGACTATGATCTATAGACTTAAAGTCCATGATCTTCATCAGCTGATCGCCTCTATCAAAAGGATATTCCAGTTTATACCCCAGGTAGCAAATCTGGCGTATGGCTCGGACTGCCGTGACTTGGACAATTGACGGAGGGTTGTCTGGATAGACTCCCAACCGCCTATAAGCGCGCTTATCAGCGCAGTCCTCATCATTCTCTTTGATCTTGCCGTCAGGACGAAATACTAACTTCCATAAGGTACCTAAAAATACTGGTATCTTAATCGAACCGTAGCGTGTTGCCTTAAAACAAGGCGGCACGACGATAATAGTATCCTGAGCTAAGGCTTTATCAAATGCCTTTCCCAGTGTAGGTAAGTCCTCCGTTATGAAGGACATACCTTCGCTATCGACGCGTCGAACAACGGAAACTTCATCCCGTTGTAAGACAGTTGGTCCAAAACCCAAAGAGACAGCAGTGTCCCTCAAGATTCGGACGAGAAGCTCTGCATAACGCATAGCAATCTCGGGCTTTTCAGGCTGCATAATGCAATCTCCAAAAGCTGCCCACCATATGGAACCCAAACCTTTCAGGACATTTGCACGTAAGAACGGCTACATTTCACCGTTCATAAGCTTTGCGAAATTCGTTGCGTAGTCGGGCGCCTCATCATCGGCGTTCGCTCCACGCAGGAATCCACAAAGTTGACGTGCAAGAGTTTCCGGCGCACCCTCGGCCAAATTAACCCGAGGGATGTCGAAAACAGCGTAGGCAACGGCTGGTGCCGTGGTACCTACATCATCGTTGAGGTCGTTGGATGACACCTCGAATCTTACGAGATGCCTATCCCTCGCACTCGAACCACTTCCCACAACTTGATGGGAAATCCTCATCACTTCCACCTTGGATCCGTCGTCTGTAGCCGCATTTTTGCGGATAGACGCCTGACCAGATGGAAAAGAGATCAGGTTATAAGTGTTCGTGTGTAAGGTAGACGCAACGGTGTTGTCTACATCTGAAACGAAGGGTTCTGCGTACATGGGCAGCCTCTCCTATTTTGTGCACGATCGTGCACCTCTCTTTCTAAGTGCTTAATCAGGCATATGCGAGGAATTCGCTATGTCCGAGCACCTAGTAACGCTCCGCCTAACACAATCTGCATCCCTTTCGGGCATGTCAAATTGGGAAAGTCGGTGTGAGAAATGAGTGGTGTACTCACTCTCCTATAATAAGCGGACTCACGATAATCGTTATCCGCATTGACAGGGGAACCCCAAATTGCATCGTCAAGTTCGGGTTGCCACGCTAAACAAGGCGTGACTTCCTTCACATAGAGCGAATGCATCTCCGCGTAGTCGAATTTAATCGACTCACAGAAATCATAAATATGAATTTGGGGAGGAACGTTAGTCATATCAAAACGTTCCGCCACATCTTGCACGCGATAAAACCAGTCAACAACGAAAGAAAAAGGAACAACCTCCCAAAAATCACTTAATGAGAAGTTGATACCTAGTCGATCTAAACCGGCCAATATTGGGCCCCATCCGCTCATATCATTGAGCGAATATGAATAGTCGACACTAACGTTGTAGTAGACGTACTGGCACGATCGAGTAAACCTATGTCCGAAAGTGATTGAGTCCACTAATGTGGACAAAGCCATTTCGGGCTGTGGTAGACTCTCTGTACTTATGACGATATCGTCTAAGTCAGTCGTGTCAAAGTAGCCTTGACCGAGTATGTCGCTAGGAGATAACCTTATAGTGTAATGGTACGTCCTCCGCTTGTCAGCCTCTTTTACAAATTTAGCAACATCCTGTTGCAAGTTGTAGAGACGGCTAATGAGCTTCCGAGTATCAGACACGAAAGGTATCCAGCCAAAACTGGCTGAAAGTTGCGCTTGCGAGAGTTCCCTGAGCGGAGCATTGAACAAAGAGGTTACGGCCTTTGGTAAGCTTGCAATTAACTTGCAAACGCCGCCAACCATACCTCTTAAGTCCTTAAGCTCCGCAACAAACACAGGGAGGGAAAACCCATCTTCCAGGTTAGGAAGAATCTCGGCAAGTGCTGCAGCTTGAAGATCGGCCATGATCGCAGCGTACTGCTGCGAACCAAAAACCTCCCATTCTTGAATGAAAGCAGAATGACTACTGCCTTCGTCCATGTGCAGCTTCACGGCGGATAATATATCCGCACTACGGATCGACATCCATATACCATACACAAACTCGCAGTGACTGTAATAAGCAGTCCCCCAAGTACTGTGATGGTAACAGACGCCTTGGAACGGACCGGTGTAGAGAATTATCTCACCGACGTTCCTCTTGTAGTATTTCTTCAAATGACTACATGATTTCATACGAAACATCTTTTTGGGATGTGCGTATGTCCTCCACCATTTCACGACTTCAGAGCCGAAGTTCTTCTTTAACAAACTCGTAAAGAGGGACTCAGCAAAGTCTTCGCTTAATGTTGGATCGTCTACGAATCGCTCCGTAGCAATCACGTCAGGTGTCTCGGCGTCTAATGACGTCGCACAACCCCTATTGGGGGTCCAGACCGCATTTGAGGGTCTGTCCTCAGCATAGTTGTGGGTGTTGAGCCAATACCAATAATCGGCTTGAACTCCCCACCACGATGCTGTGCCTGATTGTGTCACAGAAGATTCACGTGTACGCAAGAGAATTGTCTCCTTTGTGGTTGCAAGGTCCCC